TTCAAGAATTGTTCCTGACTTAATTAAGTAACAACGGAACTCTTTTTGATGACCTGTTGTACCAGGGTGAACTGTATTAACTTGAGAGTCAATAACAACGTTCATACCAGCAAACTGGCCAATACTTCTATCTGTGATGCCAACACCACCGCCACCCCATTGGATACCAGTTCCAGTTGATAGAGCAGATGTTGAGAATGTAAGCATACCAACCTGATATAGGTAGTAAGCAACAGATGGGTGAATTACTAGAGTATCTAGCTCTTCGCCTCTTTCTCCAAGAAGTGATCTACCTCTTGCAACTGTAGAAGCTGTCAAGAAGTTAGTTTCGTCAGCACCAGAAGCAGCACCCTTAGTTAAATCTAAGCAGTTTGCACCTAATGGTCCGAAAGTAGATCCGAACAAACCATCTAACAAGCTGAATAATCTTGCAGAGTTTAGTTTGTTGATAGCATCTGCAATTTGGTTTCTGATGTGACC